GCCGCTATTTGGGCATCTGTTGCCCCTGTGGCCTGTCTTAGAGCGTTGGCTAACCTTAACTGTGCCTGCTCATCCTCTATTGCGCTCTTGACCCCATCAATGGCTAATTTGCTAGCATAGGCAACGGCAGCAGCAGCAGCTACGGCAAATGCAGCAGCAGCCTTCTTTCCAAAATCTGCAATTCGACTTGAGTTAGTTTCTACAGCCTTGTCGGCTTCGCCTAACTTCTTTTTTAGATCATCAACATCTGCAAGGATTGATAACTTTAAAGTTCTATTACCGGTTGCCATTAGACCCATTCCTTAATGATGCGATTAAAACTTTCTTCCCACTTGTTAATCAATTCAGGCTGAATTCTGCGAAGGGTTGGATAAATGAACCATCCGCGAGATCCACGACCTGACCGCCCAGAATATGCAGGGAACTGTTTGAATTTATTTGAACCAAACTCAATACCACCCCATAGGGTTTGCGTAGTAGCACCACCTGAAAATTTCTGGCGTGCGAATCCATAACTGAATTCACCGATCTTGCTTGACTTAGAGATGCTAACGCCATCCGCGACTCTCTGCGCAACTTTGCCAGCCTTTGTTCTTTGTCCAGCTGCTTGTTTAATTTCTTCAGATGCAAAATACGCCAGAGCAGCAGATTGACGGCGTGCTTCGTCAGTAGCTTGGTCATCCATAAGTTTAAAAGCCTTGTAAATATCGCGCAGGTCTTTTTTATTGTAGGCGATTGTTTCACTTGCCATACCTCTGCTCCAATACTTCGATAGCTGTTAAAATGTCGTCTGAATCAACCCATTCGCTCATTGGAATTTGTGTGGCTAGTGCCAACTCAACCAATAATCTGTTTAGGCTTCCTGCTGGATGACTTTTGGGTTTGCATCACCGACTATTACATCGCCGACTGTTTCCATCCAAGCATCAAATGGTTTAACTGGCTTTCCAGCAGCTTCGCGCTTGTGTGCGTTGTATGCTAAAAACATTAGATCCCACATACCAAGTTTTTCTTTTGCTTGGCTTATGGTATGACCAGTTTGCTTTTCCCATTTAGCCCACTCAGGTGGTTGGGCAATATAAGTTGCTTGCTCACCTGAGTTATATTCAATTGTAATTGGTAACTTCATTGTTTGCTCCCGTTTGTTTATTGATTAAAAGGTTTCTGCTGGCACTCCGATAACTTGGAATGATAAAGATACAGTTTGAGCATCTGGTGCAGTTCCACCAGCTGAAGGCCACATTGGCAATACTTGGAAAGTAAAGACCGCGCCTGAAGTAGCTGTAAAGACTGTGTTGATTGCTGTATCTGGTGCTGACTCAGCAACGCCCCATAGAATCTCGCATAGAGATCCAGTTGCGCCCCAGTCGGCTAACATTTCAACTTCAAATGTGAAGTTATTATCAGTTACCTTAAAGACTTTTCCGTCTAGTGTCTGATATGTCTGGCGATCCATCTCACCAGTAAGTGTTGCGGTTGTTGCTTGTGCATCGAAATTATTACCGCCAATAGTGAAGGTAATATCTCGACCGGTAATAACTGTCGTTGGCATTTTTCTCCTTAGATTGTTCTCTGGTAATAGGTGCTAACTCTAACATCTGCAATAAGCAAAGTTGATGCTCCTACTTGTGTAACTGTTGGTCTTTCAACCGAACTGACAATGTAGCCTGCTGGAATAACTGCCAGAACACTAATTACTAACTGCTCGATATTGTCGAGTGATGCAGGATTGCTATTATAGGCAACTGCAACTGTGATGGTCATATTGACCTTAGCGCGAATGTTTGATTTGCTGATTGTTTCAAATTCTAGGTATGGTGAATCCGGCACAACTACAACAGCTGGCGGGATTACTGTTTCAGGCACAAATGAATAAACATTTCCTGCAACGCTAGATAGGGCGGTTGCTAATGGTGTGCGAACTTGTTCAAGAATTGTCTGATTAGGCATTATTGACAAATACCTTCAGTATCTACATAAGGCCCTAAAATTCCAATTACTCTTGAATATAAACTGCGACCCATACGATAAGGAGTTGCTGTAAAATCTACTCCTTCGATTTGTCCTCCGGCTGCGACTCTTGATTGAAAAACTTCGACTGATATTGCAAAGACAGCTGATCGAACAGATTGGTTTCCAACATAAGTTGATGCTGATGATAAAGTCGCGCTTCCACTTGGAATAACATTTGCTTCTGCGACATCGGCATTAGTGATTGCAGCTTGGAAGGTATATGCTCCAAGATCTGTGTCAAGTACTGTTCTTGTTCCATTGTATGGGCTTCCGCATCCTGCGATAACGACTGATTGTCCGGCTGTGAATTCATGAACACCTAGTGTAGTGAAAGTGGCGACATTGTCGTTTAATACTGTTTTTTCAATTGGGCTTTTGAATGTAACCAACATTGGCAGAATAGTGTTTTCTGCTGTATCGATAATTCCATCTAAATAAGTATCGTTATACAAGGAAGATGACACGCCTAATACGGCTCTCAACTCTGATGCTGAAATTATACTAGGCAAGTGTCATCTCCTTACTCCCATTAATGGATGCCTGAGATCGGGAGCAACCCCAGGCACTCAGTTAAATTAAGAAACTGTTAGTTTGCGGAATGCTGTTGGGTAGCGATTAACTACTGCAACATATCCATAAACACCAATCTCAATGCGACCATTAGCAACAATGTTTGCACGAAGTTCAATTCTTGGTGACTCATGGAAGCGCATTGCGTTTGATGGATAAACCAATGCAAACTTGTCGCCTGTGTAGTTTGGATCAACAACTAGTGAAAGTCCTGCGACTGTTCCCTGAGTTGAGCCTTGTGAAATTAGACCGCCAGCATTTTGCGGAAGGGCAGCTGCAAATAGTGGTCGGTTAGAACCATCAACTGCTGAAAGCAAGCCTGTGAAGCTAACTGTTCCAGCTGCTGTTGGAGCAACGCATAGACGATTTGGAGTTGAGCGAGTTACCTCATATGAATCAGCAATACCATCAGCAATTGCTGCATAGATTGATGCTCCAGTTGAAGCTGCTGCTGCATCGCGTGCAAGACCTAATGCGTAAGCATCTGTCTTTTGTGCGTAAGATGCTGCTAACTCACGAACTAATAAATCAGCAAATGATCCGCCATCAATCGCAGATCTGTCAAATAGCTCAACATTGACCACATTAGCGCCCGCAAACTTAACGACTGAATCTTCTTGGTATGTAACAGTTGTATCTGTTGATGAAAACTCAGCACCTTCAGCAGTTTGTGCAACTGTTGCTTGTGTTCCCAATACAGGTGTGAAGATCTTCATTCCTGTTGCAGGAAGCGGAGCGCGCTCTATTGAATCAATAAATGGGCGAGATGCATCAATAATTCCAATTGCATCGCGTAGATAATTTGGTGGAACAGATCCGGTGTTCTCAGATACTGTTGCAATTTGTAATGCTGCTACTAAATCGCGTGCATCTGTATCGCCTTGAATAGCGCGAACCTGTGCATTTAGATATTGTCCTGCTGTAACATTTGTATCAACGCGTGGCTTTGTATATGCCATGTAGTTGGCTGTTACAACTGGAGCTTGTGCCGCTTCTACCGCTTCGGTCGCGATAGGAGCTTCAGATGTAATCTCTGACACTTTGTTCTCCTCTGTTGTTGTATCCTCAGCGGCTGCTTCGGAATTCTCTATTGGTGTTTCACTAGCTGCAACCTCAGCCACTCTTGCGCTATCAATTGCTGGTTCTGTAACGAGTGAAACTTCTTGAAGTGTGCTTGATTTAATTCTTAGCACGCCTTCCTCATTTTTCCATTCATTAATTTTTACACCTACGCTAAAACCATCACGAAGCCCAGTTGCAGCTTCCTCTAATGCATCATCGGCTCTAAAAGTCTTGGCTAAACGAAATGTGGCTTCCAAGCCTGTATCCGTAGCATTAATATCAATTAACTTGCCTAAAGGTTTGGTTGTTTGATGCTCAAGCAATAATTTGACAGGCTTTGAGAAATCAATTGAATCTTTTTCAAACACAGTTAATCCTGCACTTGTTGATCCTTGTTCATCCCATGTAACGATCTTTCCTGAGATTGTGCGCTTGTTAGTGTCAGCAGCTGTTATCTCTATTGGGAAACTAATTTTCATCGTATTAGGTCTTCTTCCTCTTGGATTTGTTCAACGCTCATCGCGCCGATGCGGTTTAGGATTTCATAAACTTGCGCACGCTCTAATGCTGAGCCACGCAAAAAATCATCGATGTCGAAACGCGTCTCTATGCCGTTGGGGCAGAAATCCTGAGCGGATAGGCGTTGCTCAATCGCTGTCAAGATTGGTCGTAGAGAAAAATCAATTAATGCTTTTCTTTCGGCTGTCATGTTTGAATAAGTCATTGAAGTTGTTTCAGCAGATACGAAACTGGCCGGAATTCCTGCTGCCCTGCAAATTTCCAAAGCTAAGTATTGACGGGCTTCATTCATCTGAAGTGATTTAGGATCAAAGCCCAAAGTTTGTAATTCAACATCAGCATTTAAGAATGCAGTTGATCTTGTTGATCTTGAAACTTTCCAAGACTCTAAAAGTCGCGTAATTCTTTCAGGAGTTAAGTTTGTGC